TCATGCTGACTCCTCCTTAGGGAGTTGAACCGGCGTCCCGAACATTTCAACGGCGCGATTGCCTGAGGTGTCGTTCTCGCTGGGTATCCATCGACCATAGACCCGGGCGATCATCGTCCAGTCTTTGTGTCCCATCTGTTTTGCTACCCACATCGGGTGCTCCCCGGCCGACAGCATCATCGATGCGTACGTGTGCCGGGTCTGGTATGGGTTCCGGTATCGAACCTTCGCCTTCCTGAGCGTCGGTATCCAGAAACTTTTGCGAATGGCCTGGTCGCCGTCGAACGGTTTACCGTATCGCTGGTCGTGGAAGATTGCGCTACCTCCCATATAAGTGTGCACCTTCTGCACCTTCAATGCCTCCAGCGCCATTGGCAAAAGCTTCACGCTCCGAATCCCCGCCGCCGTCTTCGGCAACTCCGCTTCCTTGGCCGCCCTGGTCAGTCCTCGCGATATTCGAATTTCCCCCCGCAACCAGTCCACATCCCCCCATTCAACTGCAATGAGCTTGCTGGTCCGCAGCCCGGTCCACATGGCGAACTGCAACAGGTAGGCAACAAGCTCCCCGCGGAAGCACAGGTGATTGCCACCGGTCTGCCCAAGGACATTGCTGAGCGCATGGCTGGCGTGGCCAGGCTCAAAGACAAAGAGCTGTCAGCAGGCCTGCAAAAGGGTCAGCAAGATGAAATTGGGCAGAGCGTGCAGCAGGCGATGCAACCTTTCGCCGAATCCTTGCAGGGCCAGGCGGGCGGGATCAACACGTTCAGCACCATGTACAAGGCCGCAGTTCGCACGGCGACCTCCTATGTACTGCAAGGCGAAAATCCGAAGGACGCCGCGCAGAAGGTCGTTAACGGGATGGTCAACGACAAGTACGACTTTTTCGGCACCTACCGTGTGCCGAAAACACTGGATACGACGGCGGTCAGCCGCGGCGCAGACAAAGCGTTGCGCTCGATCCAGCCAGCAGACCTTCTGCCACTTCCTGGAGTATCAGGCGTTACTGATGAGCAGAATTCGACCCAGCTACACGATGCGCTGCTTTCCAGCGGTCAGTGGGTTCCGACCAACGACGAAAGCGGCTTGTCCCTCACACTCAACGGCTATCGTGTTCGGGACAAGGATGGTAAGCCGATCGTCCGCACCTGGGCCGAACTCCAGCAGCAAGGCCTACAGGAGCCGGCGCAGTATCGCGTTGCGCCATCGGTGATCATGCCATGACGATCTATGCGGGCGATGCTCCAGCTCTCGATCGCCGGACAATGCTGGACATCCCGGCTGACGCCGGCGAGGTGTGGGACGCGTCCTTTGGAAGCGCGTTCTCGACTAACCCTTCCAGCTCAATAATCCGTGCCGAGCAGCTAGGCCAGGCTCAGGAAGGTCTAAGGATTACCGGCGACACCGAATCAATCCTGGTGCCGCCGCGCAATGATCCGGATACGCCGATGCTCGACGCCCAGGCCGCGAGGGACAAGGTTTCAGGCATGGGCCTGGACATCAAGATCCCCGAGCAAGGCATCCGCCAGGGCGCGCTTGATATTCTTATCGATCGCCATAGGGAGCAAGCCGCCCGCCAGCAAATCATGGCCCGGGCGAACGGCGGATCGTTCGGCACCCAACTTGGCGCCAGCGTTGCTGCATCCTTGCTTGACCCGCTGAACATCGCTTCGGCGTTTGTGCCGGTTGTTGGTGAGGCGCGCTATGCGGCGTTACTTGGGTGCGCAGCATCACCACTAGGGCGTGCCGGCGTTAGGGCAGGCGTTGGAGCGGTCGAGGGCGCTGTGGGCGCAGCAATCATTGAGCCGTTGCCGCTGATCGCTGCAGGCCTTGATCAGACAGAATATGGTCTATCCGACTCCCTAGCCAACATCGCCATGGGCGGCCTGCTGGGTGGTGGCCTGCATACTGTGGGCGGTGCCGTATCGGATGCGTTGCGCCGCGGGCTGGCAACGGAAACGCCGGCTGTTGATACGGTTTTGAACGCGGCCGACCGCCAGACCTCCGTGCCGTCTTCGCTACGCACTGCCGACTTCGACCGCCTGTTTGACCAGGACCCGGAAACGGCGCTCAGGACAACTCTGTCCCGGCAACTGGAGGCTGACAGTGCAAATCTGTACCGGAACGCCCAGCGCCAGGCCATCAATGAGATTCGACCAACCCTGGCCGGCGAGCGCATCGGTAATGTGGCTGACCTCCACGCGGAGCGATTGGCGCTCACTCAGCAATCGATGAGCCTGGACAGCACGTTCAAGGACCTGGCGAGGCAGTACCAGGGCCAGCGCATGAGCCGTAAGCAGGCAGAGCGCGCCGCCCGCCAGGACATTGCCGTGCAGCGCGAGCAAATTGGCGCCCGCCAGGCCGAAATCAACGCAACGCTCGAGCGCAATCGCGCCGGTGAATTCGACCGCCGCGACCTGGGCCTGATCGAGCGCGGAGAAGTTCCTGAGCGCCTTCGCCCTCAAATTGAGGCCAGGGCCAAGCAGATCATGCAGGGCTACCAGCAGCGCCCGCTCGGCGCCGCCATCAGCACGGCCAGGGAAACCGCCGAGGCTGCCGACTGGACTGTGCGTGATAGTGCTCTGCGTAGCGCGGTGGCCCAGGCCGTGAGCGGCCGGGATATTGACGTCAATACGCTGTTCGACCTTGAAGCCCCAGGCAAGGCCGGCTCCGCCATGGAGTATGTCAAGCGCCCAACGGCAAGGCGAGTTGACTCCGAGGGACAGGCCGAAAGTCTGCGCACCGATGGCCAGGCCAAGGCTGATGGCCAGGACGATCTCGAGTCTGCCCAACAGGCATTCGATGAGGATGAAGCCCTGGTGAATGAAATGCTCGATCAGCTCTCTGAGGCCGACCGGGCCGCAATTATGGCTGCCGGTCGTGAAGAGGCTGAGTTGGCCAGTGCCCAGGCCGATCGGGCAGAGCGATATTCGAAGGCATACCGTGCAGCCGCCGTGTGCGACATAAGGAACGGACAATGAACCCTTGCATCGACGCTGTGCGGGCCGCAGCAGGCGACCTTGAGGACCGGGAACTGGTCGAGATTTTCGAGCTTTTGCGCGGGCGTACCAAGGAAATCATGGCCAGAGAGGGAGCGCTTGGCATGGAACAAGCATCGCTCCGGGCTGCTGACGAACTGGGCAAGCAGGCGCAACAGGCCGCCTTGATCGAGCGCCGCAACGTGCTGATCAACCTGCGCCGCCGTAGCGAGATCGTTTCGTTCGTGCGCAACAACTTCGCCGACCGCCCGGACCTGGGCATTGAGTCGCTGCTGGTGGGCACCAACCTGGCCCGCCAAGGTTCGCGCCTGTCGGTGGCTGCTGAGCAAAAAGCGCTGGGGGATGCGTACATCGGCGGCCTGATCCACGACCTGGAAGCCAAAGACCTGACTGCCGTGCTTGCCAATGGCGGCTCAGATGTCGACATCGCGGACGCTCTTTGGAAAATAGGCAATGGCCTGGAGACATCGAAGTTGAACGACCAGGTGGTCGACATCGCTCGAATCATCCAGAAGTACCAGGAAGCCGCGCGCATGGATGCCAACCGTGCCGGGGCCAGTATCGGCAAGATCCCGGGGTACATTGCCCGCCAGAGCCATGACAGCGAGAAAATCGGCTCGGCCGGGTTCGACAAGTGGGCCGCTGACATCCTGCCGCGCCTGGACCCGAAGACTTTCGACGGCGTGGTCAACGAAACCAACTTCCTGCGCGGCGTCTATAACGGCCTGGTCACCGGCAATCACCTGAAATCGCCTGACGCGCCAAAGCCAAACGGCTTTAAGGGGCCTGCCAACATCGCCAAGAAGATCAGTCAGGAGCGGGTTCTGCACTTCAAGGATGGCGTTGCATGGCATGAATATAACCAGCAGTACGGCACCGGCAACCTGCGCGAGGCGGTTCTGCGCGGCCTGGATCTCTCCGGCCAGAACACCGCCATCATGCGCCGCCTTGGCACCAACCCTGAGGCGAACCTTGAGATGGCAATGGATGTCATTGCTTCAGACCTGGACAAGTCGGGCGACACCACGGCATCGACCAACTTCAAGACCGCACGGGAAACCATGCTTAAGAATCGATTCGCCGAGGTCAGCGGGCAAACTCGTATCCCGGGCAATGCCTGGACGGCCAGGATCTCGGCCAACGTCCGCGCCTGGCAGTCGCTTTCAAAGCTGGGCGGCGCGCTACTGTCGAGCTTTACCGACTTGCCCGTGGCCGCGAGTGAAATGCGGTACCAGGGGAAAAGCTTCCTGGGTTCACTGGGGGAAATGACCGCCGGCTTGGCCAAGGGGCGTGGAAGCAAGGAGCAGAAGGAGGTCCTGTCCAGCTTCGGCGTATATGCCGACTCGATGCGAGGGGAGATCATGCGGCGGTTCTCGGCCGATGACTCGGTGGGCGGGAAGATGTCGCGGGGGATGTCTCTGTTCTTCAAGCTGAATGGCTTGTCCTGGTGGACCGATGCCAACAAAGCCAGCGCCGGGCTGATGATGGCCCACAACCTGGCGCAGAACAAAGGCCGGGCGTGGGGCACGCTTGATGCTAACTACCGGCGCGCCCTGGAACTGTACGACCTGGACGCTGGCAAGTGGGACCTTCTGCGCAGCATGGATACACGCATGGCCGACGGTCGAGATTACATGACCACCGACGGCATTGCCGACATCCCAGCCGAGAAGATCGGCGCGTACCTGGAAGGCCAGGGCCGCAAGGTGTCGGACGCAGCAATCCGCGAGGCCAGCGAAGGGCTGGAACGCAGTTTGCGTGCCTACGTCAACGACCGTGTGAGCTATGCGGTGTTAGAGCCCGATGCAAGAACACGATCGATAATGAACCAGGGCACTCGACCTGGCACGATCCCCGGCGACCTGCTCCGATTCGTGACCCAATTCAAAAGCTTCCCTGCTGCTTATATGCAAAAGACCTTGGGCCGTGAGCTGTACGGGCGAGGGTACGCGCCGACCCCGCTAGGCGAAGGCTACCGCGGCAGCAAGGATCTTATCGCCGCTCTTCGGAATGGGAATGGTGAAAAGCTGGGGCTTGCTCAGCTTCTGCTGTGGACCACTGCGTTCGGCTACCTTTCCATGGCGTCCAAGGACACGGTTAAGGGGCGAGAGCCTCGGCCAGCTGATGACCCCAAGACATGGATAGCAGCCATGGTGCAAGGCGGTGGCTTCGGGATCTTCGGTGACTACCTGTTCGGTGAGGCGAGCCGCTTCGGCAATAGGCCGCTTGAATCCGTGGCCGGCCCAATGCTCAGCACCGCTGCCAGCACTGTCGACCTGTGGAACAAAATCCGCTCTGGTGATGATGCTGCTGCCTCATCCTTCAACTTGGCGCTGAACAACACGCCGTTCTTGAACCTGTTCTACACCCGCATTGCCCTGAATCACCTGTTCCTCTACTCAGTCCAGGAAGCCATGAACCCAGGCTCCCTTCGCCGAACCGAGCAGCGAATCCAGAAGGAGAACGACCAGCAGTTCTTGATCAGGCCTTCACAAAACTACGCCGACCCGTTGGGTATAGCCCGGTAACCATCAAGCCCAATTGAGCCCGCCACTGAGCGGGCTTTTTTTCGTCCAGAGAAAAGGAGTCACGCCCGTGACCGTACCAACCCTAGAGAGCGTTGCCGAGTTTGTAACCAATGGTGTTACTACCAATTTCCCGTTTTTCTTCAAGTTTCTGGCGAATGAAGATCTTGTGGTGACCTACATCGATCCGCTTGGTATCAGTGTTGTGCTGACCCTTGGGACGCAATACACCGTCAATGGTGCGGGCGATGATAGTGGGGGTAGCATTGTCACCGGAACCGCTTTGGCCGGCCCAGGCCAACTGGTTGTTGCTCGCGAGATGGACGCGTACCAGCCAACGTCATTACGAAATCAGGGGAAGTTTCTTGCCGAAACGCACGAAGATGTATTCGACAAGCTGACGATGCTGATCCAGCAGGGTTTTTCTCTGTTCAAGCGCGCCCTTGTTCGGCCCTACGGAAAAGCCTACTACCATGCCGAGAATCGTTTGATCTCCAACGTTGCGGACCCTGTCGCTGATCAGGATGCAGCTACAAAGCGATGGAGCCGAGAGTACATAGCAGCATTGATCGGCGCGATTCAGGGGCCGATCAATAATGCGCTCAACATCTTTTATAAAGGCCCGGACAACTTGGATTACGTTGTTCAGGATATGTCGTCCCCCACTGGTGCTGACCTGATTGGTTATCGAATAGCACCCAAAAGCGTTTACGACAAGCTTTCAGAGAGTGTTTCTGCGGCTGACTATGGTGCGACTGTTGCTTCATCCAACAACACCACGGCCATCAATGCCGCAATCGTTGCGGCTGGAGTTCGCGGACGTGTCTACCTTGGTGGAAGTTACAAAATCACACCACCCCTCACCAATACCCATGGTGTTACCTTCTTCGGTCCTGGTGCACTCATTACCGCGGCCCAGGTTCCGGCCGATGGATTCCGGCAGTTCAATACCTATGCAGATAACAACCCGGTGGGCATCGGTCGCGAGTATCTGAACCGGTGCTATCAGTATTTCGCCCTTGGCCAGTCTGGGTCTGGCGGAACACTCCGGATCAACCTATATGGCGACTCGACGGTTATCGGCGGGAATGGCGAGAGTGCGAATTTCAACCCTAAGGCTTGCGTAGAGCGGGTATTCCTTAACAAAGGGATCCCCAATGTGGTCGTGACAAACCGAGGGATTGGCGGTTCCCAAATCAGTGCGCATGTTGCTCAGGCTGTAACAGATCTCGCGTCAAACCCAGGACTCTACATTCTGAAGAGCTTCATTAATGAGGGGACCCAGGTCCTGGCTACGCGGCTGGCCGACACTGAGACACAACTCGAAAACTTCCTCAGCTCTGTTCGCAATGCCGCCGGTGGAAGTCTCGGCGGACTTGCGATCATTGTCATGGGCCCCAACTCGACCAACAACACCCGCTATCAGCGCGATGCGCTGTGGTATGAGCAGCTGCGCGGGATGATCGTTGCGAAGTGCCGCAAGTGGGGCGCCTGCTATTTCGATACCTACAGCATGCTGCAGGACACGTTGCAGGCATCAACAATCGGCTATATGGATCAGCCGTACCCTGATCGCTTGCTTGACAGCGTGCACCCACTGAACGCGATGAACTCGCAAATCTGGGGGGGGATGCTGAACTGGGCATTCCCAGATGAATCTCTTTACCCATATCGCACAACGCAGTTTGCAAATACTGGATCTATCAATGGAACAGCGGCCCCAACAACTCCTCCTGATCAATTTCCAATGGGAGTCACTATTAATCGAGCCACTACTGCTGGTGGATGGCCTGAGGATGGGATGGTTATCACGACAAGATCCGTCGACAATATTGCATGTCAGGAGCTTGTCCCTTTTGCCGTTGATAGGACGCGGAAGATTACGCGATCTGCGAATGTTTCTGGGAACTCCTGGAACAAGTTTACCGGTACTGTTTATCCGATTACATTTCTTAATAGTTGGGTTGATTACGATCCGGCTGGGGTGTCATACGCGGTAAGTGGTGCAATCCTTACCGCCGATGGGATGGTTAGAGTGCAGTTTGCAGCAAAGAACGGGGTTATTACTTCTGGAACAAATTTAGCAACGCTTCCGGTTGGTCTTCGCCCAGTTTCTCCTGAGTATTTCACGGCCTATCTTGCTGGAGGTGGGGTTGGTAACGTGGCTGTTAATCCCAACGGAATGATAACTGCCGTTGGCGCGGTGAATGCCACCCTGACGGCTGGTCTCAGCATGATCTTCAGGGCGGCGTGATGAAATGCTGCGTACCTATTCCTGTTGTGCAGCTTCCTTTTCGAGGTCGGAAATAATCATGGCCTCAAGTACCTGGTATTCAATCGTGCCTTTGAGCTCGTAGCCCATTGCGTTCGGATGGATTCCGTCAGAAAGCATCCCTTCCCAGTTTGGGAGCTGTTTCCAGATCTTGAAGTGCTGAATGATCGGCACCTTTCTTTGCTCGGCTGCAAGATTCATCGCACCAACGTACTGGTCAAGGATGACCTTTTCAGGTTTTGTCGATGGGTTTGGCTCGATCAGCACAGGCTGCTTACCTGCTGCCAGGGTAATGTCCACCAGTTGTTGCAGGTCACCTAAATACTGTTCGGCCGTTCGGTCGCACTGATTCATCCCGTAGTTGAAGGTCACTATTGTGGCCTTTGACTCCTTCACACGATCGGCCCACTTGGGGGTCGTGGCATCTCCATTTAGAAGGTGGATTGCGCAGGTCTGTGATATGCCCTTGTTAGCGATGGTCGCCTGCGCCCCGAAGCGGCTGTTCATCTTTAGGTAAATTTGATCAACACTCGACATTGGAGCCATCTGAACTTTCCCGTCAATATCGGTAAGCCCGGCAGTTGTCGAGTCACCATATTGTTCAATTAATACGGTGGCGCTTACTTGCGTTGAGAGTATTGCCAGGGGCAGTGCAGTTACAAGTAATGCTTTCATTTTTTAGTCCCTTAATAATTTTTTTCCCAGGTGTCTCGATGTACACAAAGGACAAACGAGCCAGAATTAATACTGCGGCTGCCATTGCAACAAAATGCAGAGGCTGATTTATATTTACATCTATTTTCCATGCATAAATCATGAAGTAGTTGATTATGTCGATCACAATCCAGTGAGTCATATAGATCGCATAGGAGCATTCTCCCAGCCATTCCAGCGGCTTATCAATTGCTGACGCTTGGCGCATGCTCTCGGCAAGAGCAACTGCTACGACTGTGATTGCGCTGATCGGAATAATCAGGAAGTCGGAGTGATTAAACTTTACGCCACCTTCGATCATCCAAAACTGAATTGCCACGAGAATAAACGCCAGGGTGGTAACGAGCTTTTTGTGCGACTCAACCATTGGCGCCAATTTCACATAGGCGACGTAGCAGAGGATCCCTGCCGACATTCCCGCCAGGCCCCGGAGCAGGCCTACGTTCAACCAGCCAAAGAGGTTTTTGTAGTAGTCGCCGAGGCTGCCCACCTCTTTGAACAGGATGAAATAGCAGATGAAGAATGCGACAGCTGCCAGGGCGACAATCAGTCGACGCGTCAGCAGGGCAACAGCTGCGATCAGGATGTTGATCCAGAACTCAACGGATATGGACCAAGACGGTGCGTTCCACGATGGGCCATTAGGGCTCAGACCAACGTTGTTCAGCATCCCGAAATTCAGCGCCAGGGTATAAGTACGGCCATCCTGGTAGGACCAGCCGTTTTCTAAGAGCTGGCCACCTGTGGCCTCAGTGAACCAGATGTTCAGCCCCATGATGATTACCAGGGTTACCAGGTGCAGCGGATATAGACGAGCCACCCGGTCACGGGCAAAGCTCATTAAGAACCCCGGACGAGATAGCTTGTCCTTGTAAGCGTGGGTCAGTACGAAGCCTGACAGAATGAAGAAATAGTCAACAGCAAGCTGGAACTTTTCCATAACCAGAAGGCCTTTGGCATGACCGAAAAACACGATCATGGCAAAGGCAAATCGTAGGAAGTCGAGGTAAACGAAGCGATTGCTCAA